ATGGCGGATTTCCGCGCTTCCGCCTCGGATCACTCCAGCCGGTACCGTACGAAATACCGTATCGGTGAATTCGTACTCAGACGCTCATCATCGGCCCAGCTGGCGGCCCGGCGCGGCTGGTGGCATAGTCCTACCATGATCCAGCCGCACATCGAACCCGAGCACCTCCGCGAGCTTTCGGACGCGGAACTGCAGGCCCGCTATCAGCGCACGAGCGGAGAGGTCGGCGATGCGGAGGCAGATGCTCTGTGCGCGGAAATTGCCCGAAGGGAATTGGATCTATGAGCCCCATCGAGCGAGCTGCACGGGCACTTTGCGAGTTAGACGGCAGCCCTCCTGGCGCAACGATGAACGGCAAGCCGCTGTGGCAGGACTATGTGCCGGAGGTGCGGGCTGTCGTCGCGGCGATCCGCGAGCCCGATGAAGGTCAGGTTGCAGCCGCAGTTGACTGCGAGAGTAGCTTCGTCTCCGACGTGTACACGGCCATGATCGACGCGCTCCTGCAGGAAACCCAGCCCTAACCACGCGCACCCCGCGCCCCTACATCAGGGCATGCCCAAGCCCCCGCCCGAACCCTACCAGTGCGACGGCACCGCCCACGAATGGGCGCCGGCCGAAGCGCAGCAAGGCGAGGACGAAGCCGCGATCGCGCTCTGCTGCGGCATCCGCGCGGTCAAGAAGTGGGGCGAGTGGATGCTCGAGAGCGATCTGCCGGGGAAGGGTTGATCGAAGCGCCTAAGGCCAGGTGAGTTCGCGCTTCGGGTCGGGATCCTGCGCCACCGTCATCAGCTGCGAAGGGAACGGCGCCACCAGATCACCCAGCTCGCCGCGCAGCCACCGCTCCTCATCCTCCTCGTGCAGGATCAGCGGCATCGCCTTGGGATGAACAGGCGCAACGATCGAGTTCGCCTCGGTCGTCAGGAAGGCGAACACCGCCTGCCCCTTCGTCTCCCGCCAGATGCCGGCGAAGCTGAAGATCGGCCGCGACGGCACGTCGAACCAGAACAGCGGCCGCGCGCCCTTCGGCCCCGGCCCATACTCGCTGAAACTCGTGACCGGCACCAGGCACCGCTGGAGCGGACGCGCCAGCGCCGTGCGCCAGAACGGGCTGTCGAGATTACGCACGTTGGTGACGAGCGTCTCGACCGGCTTGCCGCGCGCGCCCATCGTCGTCCGAGGAAAGCCCCAGGACATCGAGGCGAGATCGCGCCCGCCGTCGATGCTCGCCGGCTTCACCACCCAAGCCGCGCGCTTGGGAAACAGCTCCGGCGGCGGGATCGTGATGTCCGGCAGGTACGGGATCTCGGCGCCGTAGCGCACCGCCACCTCTGCCTGTCGTTCGGTCATGCGGTATCGGTTGCACATGCCCCAACCTTGCCACGGCACGGCCAGCTCCGCCACATGCCAGCCGGCCGCAACCAAGGCGTGGTCGATGGCGACATAGGCGCTCCGGCGATTGGCCCATGCCGGCAGCTCAGTCTCTCGCTGCTGAGCGATGCGCCAGAATTCGTCCAGCGGCGCGCGGTTGGGCAGCACGCGCATGAGGGTCCGCAGCGCCAGCCGGACTGATGCGGTAGCGGAATTCTCCTGCACGGGACGCGCCGACGCCTCCTCAAGGACCGATAGCGCTAGTGTAAGAAGCTCCGAATCGTCCCGCGACATGCGCTAGAACATTGCGGGAACGACTTTGGTTGTCGAGCACCATGGTGGCCCGGCGCGATTTCGGCGGATTGCGCAGGGTGAAAGGAGGTGCTCATACTGGCACCTCATCAGCCGCGATTTCGAAAGGTCGTGCCCTTGGAAACTCCGCCACCACCCGTTGATCCCCTTGCCCTCCTAGCCTGGGCCAATTTGGCGGGCGTCATCCTGCTGACGATGCAGGATGCCGGGGTGACGCCGAACATCCTTCACCAGTTCATTGACGATCTGAACGAGGCGAACGCGCGAACTCTGCATGGTCAAGGGCGGGAGGCTTACCTCACGATGGGTGAACGCCTTCGCGGAGGATTGCGGCTTAGAGGAGAGCAGAATGGATGATCGAGACATCTACGCGAACCAGCGGATCGAGATGATCGCACAGGCTCTGGAGCGGTCTACCACGCTGCCACCAAAAGTGGCTGCGCAATTTGTACGCGGCTTCATGAGGATAGGTGGAGCGCCTTCGCCGGAAGTGAGCGGCACTGACGGGCGACGCGGGCTTGTGATCGAGGGATGCTGGGTCGACCGAGGGCTCGATGGCGTGTTTCTGTACCCAGCCGGGCAGTGCGAACTTCTAGAAAGCAATCCGTGATCTAACCTCGGTTTCGTGCGCGAGATGGCCGATGTCGAATCTGCTGGCAGCGAACCCGCCCACGACCAACGAGCATGCGACGGGGAGGATGCCAAGACATCTCCTATCCTCGGGGCCACGCATCGACCAGCAGCCTCCGCTTAGCGTCGCACGCAGCAAGATCGAACCTCCCGTCACGAATGGTCCCATCGTCGTCGGATGCCGTCGCGCTACCGTCCGCCTGCCGGCGCTGCGGCGTCGGCAGGCATGGATCCAGCGCCGCCGGCGGCGGACCCGGCAGCTTCGGCAAGCTCGGCATCGAGCGCGTCGACTGCGTGCACCCGGTCAGCATCGCGGCACAGCACGCGCCCAGCATCAGTCTGCGCATATTCCCTCACGGTGTTGGTGGATCGGACGATGATCGGCTGACGCGCGGCCAGGCCATCGGCATAGTTGGTCGCCGCCTGGGCGAGGTTGCTGGCGAAGCGGCGTTCGGCGTCCAGCCGCGCCTTCTCGGCGTCGTCTAACGCAGAGGTCCAGGCAGACCGCTCAGCGCGCAAGGTGGCGGTGCGATCGGCAAGCGTCGCCCGCGTGGCGAGCAGCGCCCCGCCGAGCACCAGCATCGGCAGCGCCCACCAGAAGCGGCGCAGCAGCGCGAGCGCGGCGCTCATTCCGCCTCTCGAACCTGGCGGGCGATCCAGCCGTACAGGAACACCTCCTGCGTGCGGTTCGCCTCCGCGATTTCCGCATAACGGCCGGTTCGGAAAGCGCGCAGTAGCCAGAGCAGCACTGCCCTGCCCTCTCCGCTATCCCGCTGCCGCAGGTAGCCATCGAGCGAGGCCAGCGTCATAGCGCCGACCCCGCCATCCACGGCGATGTCGGGATAGTGCTTGGCCCCATTGTTCAGCAGGTTGAGCGCGCGCTGGAGGAACTTGCCCGCCCAGGCCGGCCCCATGTTCACGCCGGTGTCGAACAGCTCCGCCGCAAGCGCACCATCCCGCCGCGCGACCTTGTCGAAACCCGGCCCGGTCCAATAGCGCTTGAGGTAGATCTCGACTGCCGTTTCGCGCAGCAGATTGCGCATGTCGCCCTTGTAGCCATAGGCGCGCGCTACCTGCTCGGTGATGCCCCAGTTCGTGGGACCTCCCCGGTCGGCTGGGTGGTTGCTGTAACCGCCCTCGCGCGCGATCACATCGTCGACCAGCTGGGTCGCCGTCTTTGCCATGCTTCGTCCTTTCAGGGGTGCCGGCCGGGCCGGCGGCGCGCTACTTGCGCGGGTTGAAGAAGCCGTCGATCGCGCCGCGGAGGCGCTCCGAGAATTGCTCCGCCAGAAACTCGAGCAGGCCGAGCCCGATGAAGCCCGCAGCTGCGCCGGTGCCCAGGGCTCGGAAGGGCGTCAGCTCCATGTCCGCAGAGATCGCGATCATCCCCATGCCGAACAGGGCGGTCAGCGCCATGCTCGTGCGGCTGGTGACGCGCTCCTCCCCTTCCCTCCGGACGGACTGCGCGATGTACCGTCCCAGCACCACGCCCGAGACGCCGAACAGCGCCGGCATGATCGCGACGTTCAAGCCAAGCAGAGCTACGGCTGCGGGGCCTACAGCGGCGGCTACCATGTTCTGCCCGGCCATCAGACGGACATCGCCCAGGCAAGTGCCAGGCCGAACAGGATCAGCACCGCCATGGTGTCGTGACGAAACTGGATCTTCGTGCGGTGCTCGCTCGACGTCGGCCGGCGCGTGAGCTGGTCCACCATGCGGGGCCGCTCCTTGTCGATGATGAAGGCGGCAATCAGGAGCCCCGCCACCACTACCACCCCGCGCGCGGAGGCTAGGAAGGTGACGATCCGGACAGCCATTGCGGCGTCGCCCCAGCCGAACATCACGAACACGCCGGCTGGTGCGATCAGACCAAGCACCGGCACGATCAGGGCGATCTTGATCCAGCGATAGACGTTGACCGGGTGCCACAAGCCGAGCCGGTGGTCGTGGCACACCTGCGCGAAAGCACGGAGTGACATCGACAGCGGCAGGAAGGTGCCGACGAGCACCGCGAACATTCCCCAGAGTGGATTCATGGGAGGTCTCCCTGCCCGGGATGCGCCGGGCGTCGCGTCAGTGTGATCTGGTGGGATGCCGGCGGTTACCGTCGTCGCGTCGCGCGGAGCTCGTCGTCACTTGCGCCTGCCTGCGGGTTCGTGCTGAGACGCGGGCGCGGCGTGCCAGGCAAACCTGCCACGCCGCTGGTCGCGCACGCCGCACATCGTGAAGTGAATTAGATGGATCCTCAGTTTTTCTTCTGGGCAACGCTGTGCGGGACGCTCGCAGCCGTCGTGATCTTCAACCGGTCCTGGCTCTCAGGGGTGAAGCGTAACGTGTTGTCGCACCCGTTTGAGGTATTCACCTACATCTACTTCGTGGCCGTGCCGGCGGTGAACGTGATCTACGACGACTACGTGAACCGCGCGCTGTTCTATTCGGACCCCGTCGAGGCGCTGGGGTACCTGAACCTGTTGAACGCGGCGGGGCTCCTGGCCGCCGCGGTCGCGGCTCGATGGGGGAAGCCGTCGAGTGGAACAGAGGCGCGGGAGTGGCCGCGGATAGAGCACATGCAAGCGCTTCTCGCCGGTGCGCTGGTCACCAGCCTGGTCCTAGGCGTCTACAACAACTTCATCGCGTTGAACCTGCGAGCATCGAGCGACGCGGCGATCGAGTCCGGTATCGGCCTATACGCCCTGATAGAGTCCGCGCCGACGTTGCTGGCCTGGCTGATCGTAGTGAGCGTCTGGAAGCAGGGCCGGCAGCCATCAACTGGAGCTGCGGTGATGCTGCTGGCCCTGTTCCTGTTCGTCGCCGTCGGGATGAACTTCTCGCGCGGTTCACGGGTGACGGTCCTCTTGATCGTCATCCTCGGCTTTCAGCTTTTCCAGCAGCACGTGTATCGGCTGAGCAAGCTGAAGGTCCTCGCGCTGGTGCTGGTCGGGGCGCTCGTGTTCAACCTGATGACGATCTATAAGCACTCGGGCCTGGAGGGCGTATCCTCCTATCTCGCTGGCGAGGGCGTCGCGACCTATGTGGACGAGCGCTATACCAACCCCGTCCGCATCATCATCGGAGACATCGGCCGAGCCGATCTGCAGGCTGCTATCCTGGAAGCCGACAGAGAGGATCAGCTGCCGCGGGCATACGGTAGAACCTATGTTAAGGCGCTGACCCTGCCGCTCCCCGACGCGCTGGACCCGCTTCCCTATGACTGGAACAAGACGGTCGTCGGCGCGCTGGCTCAGTTCGAAATCGACCCGGGCGCCGTTCTGACGGCGGACAACGAGGCTGGTATCGCGTCGTCCCGGATCTACGGGCTGGTGGGAGAAGCGCTCCTCAACTTCGGCATCGTTGGGGCCATCGTTGCCTTCGTGCTGCTCGGCTTGGTGGCGAGGTGGTCGATCCTATACGCGAACGGGCCAGGGGGCTGGGAGAGGGCACTGATCGCGCCCGTCGTGTCGGTTCTCCCGATCCTCGTTCTGTTCTACGACCTCGACAACATCATCTTCCGGCTGATCATGATCCTGGCGCTTCCGGGTCTCCTGCTCCTGCTGAACCGGGCACTGCAGGATCGGGAGGCGGGCGAACAGCCTGCCACCGTTAGATAATCACCTCATCAACGGGCTCGGGGTCCGGCCACTTCTCGAACTCGTAATTGAACGTTTCGATGAACTCGCCGTCAAGCGAGGACAGGAAGCTCGGCGGCTCTACGCCGTCCGGTAGCACGGTGATAAAGGCGTCGGTGCGATCGATGTCCGCTTCTGCTTCGAGGTAGTCGAACAGGCGCTTGCGATCGGCCTTAATCGTGGGGCGGAACGCATAGTTCGTTTCCACCAGGTTGCGGGTGAGAATATCGCTCTTGGTCTTCGACGCGAGGATTAGGAGGCGCATGCTTTTACCTTTCTCAGGCAGTCATACTGTAAGTGAACGGGAACGGGTTCGGCAGGCCGCGCATGTCCGTGGTCAAACGGAACGGCACGTTGGCTGTCGGTGCGACCGCCGCGGCGAGGGTGATCTGCGTTGCGGTCGTGATTGTCGGGTAGATCGTATCCGACCCCTGCCGATTAGCCTCGTATCGAGCGTTGATCATGTCGACCGTCGGACGGCAAACCAGGCCATGGGTCACGGGTGTATTGAGCGACCCGCTCGGCAGTGTTCCGGTGACGGAGCTCCGGACAGGGAGGCCGCAGTGCATACCGAAGATGACGTTGTTGGCCTGCAGCGCGGTAACCTGTCCCGGCACGGACCCCACGTGCGTACAACGATCCAGCGTGTTCGAAACGCCGCCGTTGAAGAAGTAGGAGATTTGCTGGTTCGTCGTCTCTCGATTGCCCGTTGTGTTGCCGATCACGTCGGCGAAGGAGCAGTTGGTGAACAAGAAGCCGGCGGAGCCAGCAGCGCCCGCCCTCCCGTTATCGACAGAGACGTTGTTCGTGACCTTCAGCCCACTGCGGAACGGCGTGTCATACTGAACCGAGATGCCCGCAAGTTCGCCGGTAGCAGGGCTTTGCCCGCTACGGCGGACCGTGTTTCCATCAATGACGCAGTCGACGCCACGCATGACAATGCCATGCCCCCCGCACAGGTCGATCTGGCAGTTTGAGACGACGACGCGCTTGTAATAGCCGTTGGTGTCGTCGCCGAAGACCTTGACCCCATTATAGCCGTTGCGATCCATGAAACAGCCTTCGATCAGGATGTCGCGGCGCTCACCCCAATCGGCCTCCGGATAGTTCGCCACGCCCCCTGCCGAATCGCCCACCTTGATGTCGAAGGCTTGCAGGCGATTGTCATACAGCTTTACGCCGCTGAAGCGTGCCTTCATGCAGCCGGCGAACAAGTCAATCCCGTCCTGATCGTTGGCATAGAGAGCGCCGCCATTAACGTTCAGGTTCCGGGTGCGCGAAACCGTCTTCAGTCCATCGCCGCCGGACTTCGCGTGATGGCCGTCCGTGTTGGTGATCGTAACATTCTCGGCATAGCCGTACCCGGCACCAAGGCCCTGAACATCATTCCGGCCCATGTAGATCGGGTGCGAGGAATAGCCAAAGTCGCTATCATCCACTGTGCCCATGAAGCACTGCTTGATCCAAAGGCCGGAATAGCCCTTCGTAGCGCTACAGTTGTTGAGGCTGAACTGTGCAAACGCGTGATCGACTTCGATCGAGGCATTTTGCGAGGAATGGTTAGCGGCCTCCTCAATCGCCAGACCGTCTGCAATATAGCGGCCGGCAGCCTGCATCCTGATGGCCGGCCCGCTTACGGTGCCGCTGCGGCGCAAGGACAGGTCACGAATTTTGACACCGGCGGGCCACGCCCCAAGTCCGGCGCCGCCAATCGCGTACTGCTTGCCGGGCGTTCCAACCACCGTTGCGCCGGTCTGGGCAGCCAAATCAAGCGCCGCGCGAATTGCCGCTGTCGAATCTACGCTTTGTGGATAAGGCTTTGCACCTTGGGTCTCGACATGGATTTCTGGCGCGCCGAACCGCACACCGGTATCCGTCGCCGACCCGCTATCATTCTGATAAAGAGCGACTTGGTATCCGCTGACCACGCCGAAATATGCGCCAGGGGCAGTCGATGCCAGCGCCGCGGCTATCGAAGACTTAAGCAGCGACAGAACAAGTGCCGCTTGGGCGAATAGACCCGCGGAACCCGCTGATTGACCGGCGAGAACCTTAGACTGCTCGGCGGCGCCTGCGAAGTTGGCGGCCGCCAGCTGCATCCGCCCCAGCAAGTCGGCGCCATCGATCTTGAGCGTGGCGCCACCATCCGCGCTGATCGTCAGCGTGGCGCCGGGGTTGAAGCTTGGCGCTACGCCGGCGCGGCCGCCATAGCTCAGCTGCCGGGTCAGCGGTGCGTTATCGCTGCCGTAAACCTGCGCTGGCACGAACACTTTGCCCTCGATGCGCGTGACGCCAGCCAGCAGGAAGCCCCACTCCAGTGTTGCGGCGTCTCCGACCTCCCCATCATAGGGGAAGGCCTGCCGGGTGCTCTTGTTCAAGCGGATCCGCACGTCGTTCGCCCAGGTGCCATCATCCAGCTCGATCGAGCTGGCAAGCCGCACGCCCTCCGCGTTGCCGTTCGTCACCAGCGCAAGGTCGGCAAGCGGCGCACCCGGCGTATCACCGGCAAGCCGGATCTGCGCGCGCATGTCCACGCCGGTCAGGTTCGGGCCGATGATCCGGAGCGGACGCTCCCATACGTCATCGTTGCGCCGGACCGTGAGGTCCCAGCGGGTTTCCGTGTTCATCGGCTTCTCCGGTGGCGGGTGGGTGGCAGCGACGGGTAGCTGGGCTGGCTCAGACCTGGCTCGGCTGTTCCGGCTGGTTCATCTTGATATTGTGCGAGAGGATGCCGTTGGAGACGTAGGTGTGGGCGTCGCGCACCATCGCCTTGACGATCCAATGCGAGCCCGGAAGCAGCGTGCCGATGTCGCGCATCTTCACCCAGGTGCCGGTATAGACGAGGTGGTCGCCGGTAGCGGTCACCAGCCGCTCGCCGACCTTCGCCTCCCACACATCCTCGCTAGCGGCGATCTGGACGGCCTCCACCGGGAAAACGCCCCAGCCGCCGGCAACGTCGTTCAGCCTTAGCTCGTGCCGCGTCAGGACGCGGTCGCCAACTGTCAGATCACCGGCCGGCTTCTCGCTGCCGTCCGCCATCAGGATGGGCGTGTCGGTGGTCACGCACTGCCCACCCGGCGGCGTGGCGCCACCCCCGCTCGACGGCGGGCTGCCGGCAGTCGGAATGATCGCGTAGCCCAGGTAGTGCCGGCCGGGATGATCCGGCGCCGCGCGGGCATCGATGTCGTCCTCGAACAGCTGGTACGCCACCGCGCCGCCCGTGCGCTCCTCGTCATCGTACCCAATGGCTCGGAACGCGCCCGGAGCCAGGCCAGTGTTGATCGTGGCGCCGGCGACCGCCACGTCCGGATGGCCGTCGGTATAGCGGCGGGTGTGGGCGCTGATCGTCACCACGCCGCTGTCGGCGGCGGCAATCGCCAAGCCGATCGGGAACGACGTCGCGATCGCGGCCTGGGTGCCGCCGGCCGCGCTGAACACGCCGGCCGTGACCGGGCCCAGCACCAGGCGCTCGCTATAGGTGCCGGCCACCATGTAGCGCACGGCCACTTCGTACTGGGTATCCGAGCGGACGCTGGTGATCTCCTTGCGGGTGATCCCCGGTCCGTCGATGCCGCCGCCGCTCCAGCCGGCTTCCGGATCCGCACCGTCGACATAGGGCCGGTACTCGAACAGCACGCCCGCCATCGGCCGGTCATCTGCCGCGCCGGTGACGATCACCGCCGGGAAGGAAACGCCGTTGGCGCTCAGCACCGCCCCGTTGGCCGTCCAGTCGGCGGCATCGGGCGCGCTCAGGTCAACTGTCGGGATAGAGAGATCCGGCGTCGGCGGCGCCGTGCCGCCCTTGCCGAGCGCGAAGCTGTGCTTGGACGCGGTCTCCGACCGGCAGGTGAAGGTCACCCCAACCGTTCCCATGTCGATCTCGCGCGTCCGCACGACCACATCGCGGCCGGCCAGTGCCGCCTCGGGAATGTCGACGGTCAGGCAGTCGCCCGGCCGGTAGCCGATCATCGTCGCCTTGCAGGGAAGAAGAATGCCCTCCAGCTCGCGGCCGTTCAGGATCTCGTACAGGCCCAGCTGCGCGCCCTGGTCGACCTGCTGCACCAGCGGGAACTCTATCTCGCGAGGTCGGCTGCCACCATCGACGGCGACATAGTCGGGGATCGCGATCGCGTTCAGCGGCACCACCTGCCAGCCGTGGCTCTCCAGCCGGACCTTCGGGATCACGGTGTTGCGGCGCGCGCGGCGCGAGGCGGTCCCGGGCACGTCGACGTCGCCGATGATGTCGGCGCTGGTGATCGTGCCGATCGAGACACGCGGTGCGTTGAAGGTCACGGACAGCTGCCCGCCGACCGGCATCGGCTCCCCGCCGCCGGCCTGGCAGATCATCTTGAGGATGTCCCACTTGTTGTCCGCGCTGGTGTAGACGATGCCACCAGCCTTCCAGCCGTTCGCGTCGCAGACGTTCGCGAATTCGAGGAAGGGCGCCAGGTCGATGCCGACTAGCTTCATGCCGCCCCCGGCGATCAGCGTCCCGTTCTGGATGCGTCCATATGCCCAGGTGATCGCGTGCAGCGCCGGGTTCTCGCTGTAGACGTAGGTCGCCTCCGACCCCAGCCGACAAGGACCGGAGCCGCCGGGATAGGTGCTGTCGAGGCGGGGGTCATAGACGAACACCCCTTCCAGGATGCGCCCGCGCTCCGGGACGCCGTTCGGGAATTTCTTGCCCTTGCTGTCGTACTTCAGCGTCCAGAGATCCGCGGCGAGGCCGGACAGCTTCGACGCAGCGGTCCAGCCGGGGAAATTGCCCTGCGGACCTTGCAGGGCCCGGCTTTCGGGGCATGCGCCCAGCTGCTGGTCCAGCCACATATACCCGGCATACGTGCCGAGGGCTGCGCGATTGGAGAAGGTGACGGTGGCCTTTTCGACCTGGAACGGTCCCAGACTCTTGATCGGGCCAATGCTGTGGACCGCGACCCAGCTCTCCAGGCTGTTCTTCGACCCGTAATACTGGCGGTGCACGACCTTCCCCGCCGAATAGGTCCGCCCGATCGCGTAGGGGAGTCCGGACTCCTTATCGATCGTGAACTCGGTCGGGTTGCCGCCGAGGGAGCCCTTCGGCGTGGCGGCGGCCGAAGCGATCGAGAGCGCGGCGGCACTGACCTGCGCCACCGTAGCGACAGTCGCGATCGTGGCGGTGGTAGCGCTGGCAGCAAGGGCGCCTAGCGACACAGCCGCACCGACACCAGTTGCAGCAAGCGCCACAGCGCCGACGACGAACGCCGCCGTCCGAAGAGCTTTCGCCATGTGCGCCTCTCAGAGCCGCCAGGCGGCGAGATAGTGGACTGGCTGCAGGATGTCCGCGCCGTCCACGTCTTCGTGATAGCCAAGCACGCGGCCATTCCCGACGGCGACGCTCAGGGCACCACCGAAGGGCCCCTCGGCCGGCAGCAGCACCAGATCCGCCACCCATGCGGCAGCCGGCGCGATCCGCGGGAGACGCAGTGCATCGACGGCGGCCGCCAGATCGTCAAAGCCGGTGCGCTGCAATGCGCGCGCGGCACCGAGCGCGGTGCTGTAGCTGCCGGCCTTCGCCAGCTGCGGCCGGTGCCCCATCTTGCGCAGGACGAACGCCGCCAGCCGGACGCAATCGTTCTTGCCGTAGGCGAGCGGCTGACCCTTGAATCGGTCCACCGCTGCCTGCGCGGCCTGTTGGCGGCGAAGAAGCACCGTCATAGCCCGATGTTTCCGAGGAACGACGGGTTCAGACTGCCGCCACCGACGCGCACCGTCGACGGGGGCTTTTCCACGCCCCACATCGATGTCTTGTCGATGCCCGTCATGTTCGCGAGGCCGGTCTCTCCAGGCCAGACCATCTCGTGCCAGCTGTCCGAAAGGCGGGCGCCCGTCTCTTCGTCATGGAACGGCTCGAGCGCGGAGGCGCAGCGCCACTCCAACGCTAGAGTGCCCTTACCAACACGGATCCGCGGTACATCGAGCTCCCCCGCGAACAGCTTGATCGGCTCTGGCAGCAGCCGGCCGTCGGCAGGGTTGATCAGCCCTAGCCAGCCGCCAACCTCGCCGCCTTGCGCGGTCGCAGCAGCCAACTCCGATGCTGCAGCACCCTCCGGCGCGACGAAGGTCAGCAGCCAGTCCGGCGCCTGATCGGCCACGCCATCCTTCAGGTTGCTCGCGGCGACCAGGATGCCGAAGCGAGGATCTTCGCCCACGAACTTCTCGCCGTTGAACCTCACCTCGGCCGAGCCGACCAGCTGGCACAGCGTGTAATCAGGCAGCTGCACGCGCACGAGCGGGGCATAGACGGATTGCCCGGCGCGCAGTGCTGCCGACATCGGGGGGGTCAGGCGGAAGGTCATGCCCGCTCCTGGATGCTGAAGGACAGCGGATCGGTCTTCGCCCGGCGGAACAGCGCCCCCTTGTCGAAACCCAGCAGCTTGCCCTCGATCATGGGGGCGACGAACTCGGCCGGCTCGCCGTCAACCGTCAGGAACCGCAGCATAGGCCATATCGGGAGGGCGACCCGCCCGGTGTCCGGCGCCAGCATCTGCCCGACACCGGCGATCATGTGGACGTAGTGGCGGCCACCGTGGACGATGCTGAAGAAGTTGCCGCGGGTGAGCGCAGCGCCTCTCTGCAGGCCGCGCAGCGACAGCGTCATACCGCCCTGATCGGTGCCATCGACCACCACGCTTGTGCCTGGCGAACTGCCTCTGCTCTTGTTCGGCTGGACGATGCGCATGATCGCGGTGCTGTTGCTCGCCTCAAACAGCGCCGCGGCCATCAACCGCCCTTCATCGTCGTGGCGGAACTGCGTGGTCTCGACGTCCGCTGCGAACCGGTCACCTGGACGCGGGATCGGCAGATCCGGTCCGCCGAGCGCGCCCTCCTGCTCACCGCTGAACAGGCGCGGCCGCAGTGCGAAGGACCGAATCCGAAGGTGCGGGATCTCGACAGACATCAGCGGAACCGCCCAAGTCGGCGAGCGCCAGCGGCCATACTCTCCGCCTCAGCCATCTGCGCCCCTCCGGCCGCAGCCGCTGTTGCGCCCTGCGCGACCAGCGGGCCGCTGACCGAGGCGACGCGTGCATCGAAGTAGGACGACGGGGTGAGTTCCAGCTTGAGCTTCATCTCGCCCCCCATCACTCCGCCGCCACCGAGCAGGCGCCGCGTCTCGCCAGCCGGCGTCACCTTGGAGCCTTGCGGCAGGTTGACGATCTCCGGCCCATTCTCAGCCAGCCACGTCGCACCGCCCGACCACCATTCGGTGCCCGCGGCGTTGTTGCCGACGCCCTTGGAGCCGAACAGGTTGCCGATCTTCCCGACCAGGCCGCTCAGCGTCGGCAGGGCCTTGTCGCCGTTGATCAGGTTCTTGAGCGGGTTCAGCAGCGCGAGCTTCACGAACTCGCTCTTGAGCATGTTCAGGATCGTCTTGCCGGCGTTGCCCCAGCTCGACCAGGTATCCTCCGACAGCACTGTGTCGACGAAGTCGTTGCCGAAGTCGCGCAGCTCCCTGAAGCCGGCGGCAGCAAGCTTCGCCTGGGTAGCAACCCCGTCGAGGTGCTCCTGGTTCTCCAGCAGCTTGCGGCCTTCCTCGCTGTCGGCGGTGATCCCTTCCCGCTTCATTCGGAGGATCATCTCCAGCTTCGCCATCGCGCGATCGCGCTCGTCGTTGCCAGATGCCGCGAGCGAGAGGTCGAGCTTCGCCATCTCCAGCGAATCCCGCTGATCGTCCGCGGTGCTGACGTAGAACTGCGCTCGGCGATACCCTTCGGTGGCGCGGGCCTCGTTGACCCGGGCATCCACGAACCCCGTCCGGTCCTCACCCGTCAGCTTCTTGGCATCCGCGTCGCGTTCTGCCGCGCGCCGGGCGGCATCGAGGGCGCGCTGCAGCGGATCCTTACCCAGGTCCCGGATGCTCTCGATCGTCTCGGCGAAGCGGTCCTTGGACGCCTTGGTCTCGACGGCAGCCCCGCTCCGCGCCTCCTCCTCGTGCGCGTCGGCGAGCGCTTTGCGGTAGGCCTCGATCACCTTTGTCAGTTCGGCCAACGCCTCGCCTTGGGCAACCGTCTGGAGCTTGAGCAGCGGGCGAAGCGCCGCTTCATCCGACAGGGCCTGCGCCATGCCCTCCACCGGCAGCGTGCCGGCAAGAACCTGCGCTCGGACAGCGGCGCGTGCCTCCGTCTCCTCGCGCAGCTGGGCAACGGACTTCGCGCCGTTCGCTACCTGCTCGCCAACCATCACCTGCAGCTGGCGCTGCACCTGCGCATCGGTGTCTATCCCGCGGCGGGTGGCGTCGGTCAGGCCCTTGCGGGCAGCCTCAGCGCGCAGCGCGGCATCACCGCCGACCAGATAGGCGCGTGCCAGTTCCAGCGACGCATCCGCGTTGACCTCCATTGCCGCGGCCTGCCGGCCCAGCGATACGGCCCGGCGATCGGAGCTGTGCCGGCCGTCCTCCTGCGCTTTTACCAGCCGCCGCTCGGCTTCGTCGCTCCTGGCAGCGTATTCCTCAGGCGTGATCTTCTTGGCGGCAAGCTGCGAGCGCCCCTCTTCACGGACCTTCGCGAGGTTGCGCTCAGCATCCGCCACCGCTCCGGTCGAGATCCGCAGCCGGGAGTTCCGGTCAAGTTCGTCCGCCGTTTGCACCGCATGTTGGCGGGAGGACTCCGCCCGCGCGAACCGCACTGCATTCTGTCCGCGGATGATGCTGGCGTCGAGCTTGGAGAGCGTCGCTTCTACGCTCGCGATCGCCTCGTCGCCGGCAGGCAATCCGATCGCGACCATTTCCGAGTTCTGCCCTGGGCCAGACGCGCGTTGCCGGTTGGCCGCCTGCAGCGCCTTCATGTCGGCGAGGCGGGCGGCGGTCGCTGCCCGGGTAGCCTCAGCCTGCTTGAGCATGGCGTCGGCATTCCCGATCGCCAGATCAATCGCGACGGCCTGGGACCGGTTGTGAACTCCCGTGATGTCGTTGAGCGCCTTGATGGCGCCCTCCAACGTGTTTGCGCCCGCAGCCTCTCCGCGCTTTGCGGCCTCGTCTGCTTCCGAGGCCTGACGGCTCTGCATCAGCCGATCTGTGAGCATCCCGAGCAACATCAGCCCGCCGGTGATCGCCAGCCCCCAGGGCCCGATCATGAACTTGGCGGCAGAGCCAAGTTTCCCCTCCAGGTTCGCCATCTGCCCCGCAGCCTGGGCTCCCTGCACCGCAATGACGTTGAAGACGTTGGCGCCCATCGATAGCTGCGTCATCGCGTCTTGCGCCTGGAACGACAGCCCCTGCATCGCCGCCCGATGGGCGCCGGCGGATACTGCCCCGCGCTGTTGGGCGGCCGTCGCGCTGTCGAGGGCAGCCCTCTCCTGCCCCAGCTTGGCGACATACTGGTCGAGCGAGATCTTGCCGTTGCTGATCAGATCGCGCGCGTTCTCCATCTCAGCGTTGAACCGCTGCTGAGCCGCCCAGACGGGGTCGATCGAGGCAACCAAAGCGCGGGTGCGCGCCTCCAGCTGCTCCTCGGCCGCGATCAGATCCTTGAAGGCCGCAGCGGATGCGCGTGCTGATCCCTCGCCCAGCCCGTTCCGCTCACCAGCGCCCGCCGCATAACCACCGCCGAAGCGGGTGTTCGAACCAGCCGCAGCGTTCGCCTGCATCTGAATCGCGGTCTGTGGAACGATGGCCGCGATCTTGGCGGCCGCGTTCGCCTGCCGCTGCAGCGCCGCTTCAACGTCCTGCCCAGCGCGGTCGTAGGCCTTACTCCACCGGTTGGCCGACGCCTCGCCGGAAGCGGCCATTTCATCGAAGGTGCGGGTGACATCGGCCTTGCCGGTCGTGCCCATGCGGATCGAGACGGACTTTTCCACGCGCCCTCCTCAATCCCCGCCGTCATCACCGGCGAACCGAGCGACGATCGCCGCTTCCGCGTCTGGCAGAACGTCCGCCAGCATCTCCATGTCGGCACCCAGCGCGGCGCCGATCGCCATCACCGCCGTGTAGTCCAGGGCGAACGGCTTGCCGTCCATTCCGCGGACCCGCAGCTGCCGCTCACAGGAGTTCAGGACTTCCCAGACGGCTTCCGCTTCCGCGGTGTCGGGCTCTTCGATCTGGTACGGGCACTGCGCGCAGCGCGTGCCCTCGCCGGCTTGGCAGGTGAGCTGGCAGTATCGTTCTCCGGCGTCGCCGCCTCCCCAGTGCCATTCTGAGAGGCGGCGGAGACGTTTTTTGTCCGCTCCCGCAGCACGAACGGCATGACATAGGCAGCGTCGAACGCCTCGAAGGTCAGAGGATCGGAAATCGCGTGCTCGAGGTTTTCCCGGCTGAACGGCATCTGCTCGCCAGGGCCGGTGTCGTCCGGCCCGGCCATCAGGCAGACGTCCTTCCAGTCGCGCGCACCGGCGAGAATCAGGGCGACACTGAGCGCGTCGCCGAGTTCCTCCAGCTGCTCGCTGGCGGGTGCGTCGGCTGCCCCAGGCTTGTCCTTGGCGTCAGCGCCCCGCATCGCCTTCACCGCCGCTCTTCGCGCCTCGCGCATCATCTTGCGGTCGATTGGATCGAACAGCACCTGGGCGCCCATCACGGGCACCCAGGCGGGTCCGTCGGCCTTCTTCTGGATGACGAGCATCAGGCGTCACCCTCGATCCACTCAAGGCGGACCTTGCGATCCTCCTCGATGACCTTCAGGTCGCTGCCCTCGCGCACATAGTGGCCGTGCTCGATGGCGTAGCGGGTAAGGGTGCCCTTTTCGGTATCGACCTCGATCACCTTCGGGACCGACTTTCCGGTCTCGGCATCGACGACGCGCAGCTGCGCGAAGTCGGGCGTGACGCCAGCCTTAACATAGGTTGGCACCGGCTTGGGCGCGGGCATCTGGGTCGCCGCGGCTGCGGCGGTATCTTCCTTCTTCACGGGCGTTCTCCGCTGGAGGATCAGTAGCTGGGGACGTCGTTGGTCAGCACAGCGGTGAGCGTGTGACCGCCGGCGCCGGACGCCTGCCAGTTCGACGTTGCCTGGATGCCGCCGGGACCGATGATCGGCCGCTTCACCCGCGGCAGGAACACGCGCGGGACGGTGAAGAGCAGGCTCGCGTCGTCGCGCTTCCAGCCGAACTCCAGATCGATGGGGGTGCCGTCGACGGAGGCGTCGTAGAGGTCGAGGCGATCGAACCGCATCGTCAGTTCGCCGGTCATCATCGCCTTGAGCGGATCCGCGCCGTCGATGCGGCCGTCCTCGCGGATCGCCTCCACCTTCTCGAAGTTGTTCGAATAGGTGAAGCCGGCGGCGGTGACGCTGCCCAGGACCTCGCCGCCCCGCTTGATGGAGCCGGTCGCCTGCTGGAAGCGGTCGCCGTGGAACAGGTCCGGGGTGCCGGCGACGCTCAGCGCCTGCTTGCGGGTCTCACCCTGGGCGATCACGCCAATCGTCGCGTTGAGCATGCCCGAGCGGGCCATCGACACACGCAGCTGGTTGGCCAGCGCGCCGAAGTTCACCGAGTAGCTCGGGATCTCCGGGTTGCCGAGCTCGATCGAGGCGGACGGCAGTTCCGTCTTCCCGGAAACGAAGGCGTGGGCATAGCGGCCGCCCTCAACTGCGGCCGTCGTGGCATCGCCCAGCAGCAGCTTCAGCCACCAGCCGAACGCGCGGGTGTTCATCGGCACCACGACATCGCCGTCGTTGGTCGCGACGTCATATTCCGGGTCGAGCCCCTCGCGCCCGAAGCCGAGCTGGTCGTCCTCGATCAGCGGGCGCTCTTCGCCAAGCGCGTTGCTGACGAACGGGAGGCGCTTGAAGCCGGTCGTGGGCGTCTGCCCGTAGCTCGTTTCGAACACGGCCGACTGCACGGCGTTGATGCCGAGCGCGCGCCGGCGGGTAGGCTGTACGGCCATGGTGGGTTCCTTCGGGCTCAGTTGAGAGGGGATGTGGTCGAGTAGGAGGCAACCAGGTCGAAATCGCCGCCGCGCGCAGGGTTCGCGCCCTCGACGTAAATGTCGTCGGTGTTCGGGACGGTCGGCTCCAGCCAGTCGCAAAGGCCGCCGAGCGTACGATCCGCTTCCACTGCGGCGCCGATCCGGCCCATCATCTCGTCGATGACCTCCTCGCCGGTTCGCGCGGTAGTCTGGTAGCCGTCGACCTCGATCGGGATGCGGTGTGCGTAGTGGTAGACGGGTGGACAGAGATCGACCTCGGGCTCGCCCGGTTCACCGCTACGCACAACCACACGGCCGTTCGGCGGTACGCGCGCGGGCGCTGCGTCCTTGCCGTCCATCCCCACCACCGTGGCGCCGGGGAGCGCGGCTTCGATCAGCGCCTTCACGGCGGCGAGAACGTCGAGGCGCTTGCTCACCAGTTCTTCTCCAGCCCCCGAGTGAATGCGGCGATGTAGGCGTCGCCCCAGCGATTGGCGGGGCCGTCCAGATCGAGCAGCTTGGGCATGCGCGCGCTGGGCACGAGGGTGTACATGAGGGTCAGGGATGCAGCGCGACCTTGGCGCTGCCGACCAGCGGTATTGGCGCGAACGCCGCGGCCGTTCCGGGATCGGATCAGCTGCATGAACGCGAGCAGGTGCCCGCGCTTTCCGCGACGAATGATGAAGTCGGTGTTGAACCGGTTCTCACATTCCTCGGGCGTCAGCGCGCCACCCTTGAGGCCGCGGGACCCCATGCGGCCACTCGATTGCCGACCGATCCGACCCATCCGGGCACTCGCGCGCGGGACGTTGCCGGTCGGGATCCAGAGGAACTTCGCGCCGCCGACGGGGCGGATGGTGGCCCCTCGGACGAAGCTGCTGATGATGTCGGGGGCACGGCTGTAGATGTAACCTGTCGGGTTCATGCCGTTGCGCGACTTGGGATAGACGTTGCCGCGCCAGGTGTTCGCCAGCCGCTGGCCGAGACCCGCCGACGTGACCTGCGCGCGATACTCGCGCAGCGCATCGCCCGTGGTCGCGCGCATCGCGACGGTGGCCGCGCGTGCCACGCCTCCCTCCGCGTCCCGCATCACCTTGGCGAAGTCCGGAACGCCGACCTCGACTTTCACGCCTCCGGCGCCTCGCAGGTCCAGGTCATGCCCTCGACGTCGAGCGCCGGGTCGGCGGTGATGATGCACACTGTGAGGACCTCCGCCTGCGTGACGGGATCGATCTCGCGGATCAGGAAGCGGTCGCCGGGGGCCGGCTTCGGCACCTCGGAGCGCCGCACGTCAATCTCGCAGGTGTCCTGCCGAATCCGGCTGTCCCCGAAGGTGGCGTCGGCGGTCGGGCGCGACCGGATGATCCGGACGCCCTCCTGTACGCCGCTTTCCGACACGTAATCCGCCGCCTCGGAGCCCGGCCCGGTGAACAGGGCGTCGAGCGCCGAGGCGAACGGATCCATGGCTTAGGCGGCGATCTGGCCGGTCAGCAGCACGCGGCCGACGGTGTCGGCCGAGGCCTGCGACTGGCGAGCGACCCCGATCAGGGTGTTGCCGGCCGCCGTCGAGGTCACGCGCTTGGCGGTGTTGTCCCAGTACAGCTTGGTGGTGTCTGCCACCCAAGCTTCTCCGGGGGCCTTGGCGAGGTCCCAGACGCCGGTCCGCTTCGCCTCGACCGGTGCCGACTGTGCGGCATTGGCGAGGGCGACGGCGAACACGGCGCCGACGAGCATGCCCGCGCCGCTGGTGACGGCGGAGGGGGCGATCATGGTGATCGTGTCACCGGGCTGGATGAAGTTGCGTGCCATCTTGGCTTACTCCTTGTTCGCCGCGGCCCGGCGGCGCGCAGGCGTGGCATCGGCCGGAGCGTCCGTTGCGACTTCGGCCTGGTGGGGGTTGGCGGAGGTCTCCGCTTCCGAGCCGCTCGGCTCGGTGCCAGCCTCAACCGGGGTGTCCCGGTTCTGCTTGGCGGTGAAGTCGGCGGTCACGTCCTCGCCCACTTCGCTCTCGACGAGGCGCTCGGCTTCGGCGTCGTCGACATGCAGCACACCCTCGTGGGGGTGCCGCAGCACGCCCGCGACGTGCGCTGCGATCAGCAGCTTCACGAACTTCATGGCTGTTCTCCTGAAGCGGTCAGGGCGGCCGCAGCCGGCCCTGCCGCAGGTTCACGGGTGCGCGGGCCTCAGGCGCCGGGCTGCTTGTAGGCGGAGCGCCAGTTCACGGCGCCGACGCCGTAATCGTGGCGGACCTTCCACTCGACACCGTCGACGCGCCAACCATCCTGGCTGTCCGTGAACGGCTCGGTCACGCCGTTGAGGAACACCACCTCGATAGCCGGCGCGACGTTCGGATCCGCAAAGGCGTAATAGGCGGTGCCCGACAGGCGCGGGCTGTCGACGATGTCTTCGAACATCCCGTTGACGATGTTCGGCCGCTGCAGCTTGTTCACGGCATCCGGATCGTACTGGCTGCCGTTGATGACGCGAGCTGCGCCGCCCAGTGCGAGCGCGAGCAGCAGGATGGACGGGCGGATGTCGAGGAACTCGTTTCCGCTGACGTCCTTCTGCTGTGCCATGGCAACGCGGATCGCGTCGAAGGCTGCGACCGAAGGCGCAGCGCCCGCGGCGGCCAGGTTGCCGTGGTCGGCGTGGAACAGCGGCTTGCCGTCGTTCATGACCGGGTTGCTGTTGAGCAGCGCGAAGACGTCGATCTCGATCGTCAGCTTGGCGGCCCGGCCGAGGTCGACGGCGAGACCGGAGAACACCTCCATGTCGTCGTTGACGATCGCCTGACGCGACAGGTTGATGATGTTGCCCTTCGTCGACGCGGTGATCGCCTCCTTCGCGAGGTCGGGGATGGGCTTGTTCTTGAACTCGCCCGCCTCGTTCACGTTGTCGAGCGCGCCGAACGAGCCGCGCAGATACCGGCTGTGAGGGCGGAAGTCGGTAACGGTGCCGGTGCCGCAGAACCGCGTCCAGGTGTCCGGCGTAGTCGCATAGGCCGCCTGCAGGGTGCGATGGATCGCGTTTTCGAACAGGACGGGGAAGTCGCTGGTCGTCTGCGTGATCACCGCGCCCTGCGAGGTCATCGCCTGTCGCACGATCTGGTCCGGGTCGCGGGTGGTGATGTTCACGCCCAGGTTGCCAAGCGATTCGCGCGCGAGGTCGACGTTGCGAACGCCCCGGAACTCGCCCGGGTCGATCTTGATGGGCTTGCCGTTCAGCGCCGCCGCCTTCTCGACGAGGTGGGCGACACCTGCCTTCACGAGCAGCCAGTTGGTGGCACCCTCCCGGAACTTCTCGCGCTGGTCGACGGTCACCCGCGCGGGGCTGTTGTGGCCGACGTTGGCGGTGTCGCCTTCCTCGGCAAGCTTGTCGAGGATCTTCTCGCGAGCGGTGGCGAGCGCCGTTCCGTCGTTGACAAGACCGTCGATGAAGTCGGCGGGCAGGTTGTGCTTGGTGCCGAGGGCGCGGATCGTCCCGACCCGGAGGCGCTCGGCGTTGACGGCGTTCTGCACGTCGGCGGAAGTCAGCGCGACGACCGACGTGTCGGTCTGGGGCGCCGGATTGTTGTTGGCCGGCGTCAGGGCAAGCGCGCCGGTGGGGGGAAGCGCATCCTGTGCGTTGAGCGCCACAGCAGACTTCACGATCTTGTCGATCTCGTCCTGCGTGCCGCCATCCTTCTGGAACGTGGCGATCGCGGCAACCAGCGCCGCGCGGGTCTTATAGAGGTCCATGGTTTTCTCCGGTGGACGTTTAGGAGCGGCAGCGGCCGTCCGCGGGGTTCCCAGCATCGCCATTGCGGAGATGACCGGGCTTTCGGGGGCCTTGCGAAACCCGAATGCTGACACGTTGCAGGCCGCGGCGTTCGACGCCTCCGACACGGACGTGATGAATTTCTGCTCGAGCGCCTGCTCCGACGTCAGCCAGGTCTCGGTATCGAGCATCGGGATCAGATCGTCGGCGGTGAGCCCGGTCTGACCCGAGTAGATCCGCACGAGCTGGTCACGGATGACGTCGAGCTTGTCGGCCGCAGCGCGAAGCTCGCGGGCGTCGCCGATCGCCACATCCCAGGGGTTGTGGATCATCATCAGGGCGTTGTCGGCCATGATGATCTCGTCGCCGACCATCGCGATCACGGAAGCCATCGATGCCGCGAGCCCGTCGATATGGACGGTGACCTTGCGGCCGGCGGCCTTGGCAGCGGCGAGCGCGTTGAAGATCGCCAGCCCCTCCATGACGTAACCGCCTGGCGAGTTGATGCGCACCACGAGGTCGCCATCGTCGCTGGCGATCAGCGCGAAGAGGGTCTTGGCATCGAGACCGTCCCATTCGTCGCCGACGATGCCGTAGAGGAGAATTTCGAGCATTCAGGCCCCCTGGGGTTGCTTGGACTGGGCGGAGGGCTCTGGCTCCGCGGGGTTGCCGACCGCTGTCACCCGGCGCGGGTCGCAGTCGAGGATCAGTCCGAGGCGATCGATGCGGTCAAAGTCCGCGGCGAGTTCTGCAAGGAAGGTGTCCGGATCCTCCCCGCGCTCGCGCGCGCACTGCGAGATCGTCTTCTGACCCGATCGGATCGCGTCGCGGTTGGCCTTCACCTCTTCGGCGGGATTGATCATCTCGCGACCGGGAGGCGTCCACCGGACGGTGACACCCTCGACGTCCTCGCCGATCATCGAGAAGGCGTCGATCAGCCAGGTCGCTACAGCACCGCAGAACTGCGGGATGAACATCGTCCACTGCCAGGCCGCGAGCGATCGCTGGTATTCGAGCCAGCCCATCCGGCCGGACGAGAAGTTCACATTGGACAGGTCGCCGGTGAGCGCCTCGTAGGGCACGCCCAGACCAGAGCTGACCGCGCGCAGGGACACCTTGGTGTAATCAGCGTATCCCTCCACTTTGGGAGGGTCGGAGAAGGTGACCTCTTCGCCCGGTCGCGCATACTGGAAGGTACCCGGCTCGATGTAGTCCAGCGGTTCGCGGTCTTCGCCGAGCGCGACCGGTTCGCCGGGGTCGCCATCCTCGCTCTGGATGCCAGGAATGACACCGCCCAGATCTTCGCCGGTGACCACGCCGACAAACGCGCTTGCCAGCTTCTGCCGCGTGAGCTGCGCGTCTTCGTAGTCGCCGAAATCCTTCATCCGCAGGATGACAGGCGCGAACCAGGTCGCGCCGTGCTCCATCTCCGGTCGATCGGCGCGGAAAACGTGCGCCACGTCTGCCGCCTTCACGAAGGTAGAGCCCAGCGCATCAGCGCGGCCGCCGCCCGGATGGCCGTTGAATAGCCAGTAGCCCTCGCGGGCGCCCAGCGGGCCGAACTGCACGCCGTTGATCAGGAACCCGCCCTGCACGCCTGGCGCGCTGGAGAGCGGCCCATGCTTCGACGGGTCGATGTAATCCGGCTCGATCACCTGTAGCTGGAAGGGCAGCGGCAGCCGATCAGAGGCGCGCCGCCAGCGGCGGCGCATCACCACGGCGCCGCTCTCCACGATGGTGCGCGCAGCCTGCAGCTGCAGACCGTACAGGTCATGGCGCCCGCTGGCGTCGCATGCCGTGGTGTCGAGGTGCCGTCGAGCCAGCTTGTTCAGCCGGTCGTCGATCTTGCCGTCGCGGTACACCTGAAAGGTGATCCCGGTCCCGACCATGTTGTGCGCGATCGTCGCCGCCCCGCGCGCCGCGAACGGGTTGTTGCGCACGAGGTCGCGGGCGATCCCGCGCAGCGCTGCCGCGACGGCCGGCGAGAGTTCGCCGTTGGCGTCCAGCCGGGTGCGGCGCCAGCCGGCGGCACGACGACCAAGCGTGGCGCCGTCATACTCAGCGCGCGCTCCGCGCCCCGTGCGGATGCGCTTCGGTGCCGCTGCAGCTCGGGCCGGCTCGGCACTGGGGCGGGCGCGGCCGAACAGCCGGTCAAGGAGCGACGCCACTTAGAGGCCGCTCCGGTAGTACGGCACACGCCGACGCACGACGGCGCCCTTCGAGGTCTCCTGCATCGACAGCTGGGCCGCCACCACCTTGCGCGCGGCAAGCAGCTGATCGAGGTTCTGGTACTCGGTCCGACGGCCATCGGCGAAGGTGACCGAGCGCACGCCACTGCTGATCGCCGCGTCGAGCCGGTCGAGATCTGACTGCTGGTAGGCCATGCTACCTCCTGCGGCTCGTGAACGGATTTGCGCGTCGCGGCTTCATACCCGCCCTCGCCGGGGCAGATTCGGCTGCGGATTGAGCCTGTGCCTCGGCAGGCTTCACCGGCGCTGGTCGCTTCACGGCAACGGTGCCGAGCAGCTTGCCCCACTGGCGCTGGGTCCATTCGTCGGCACCCAAGCTGACCGCCACAGCCCGGGCGTAGATAGCGTTGTCGAGCGCCTCGTTACGCGGCCGGGTTTGCTCCCACTCGACGCGCGAGCGGCCGTTCCTCAGGTTCTTCTGGACCAGCTGCTCGGCAACCAGCTGCTTGATCCACTCGTCGGTGGTGCCCTGGGGCAGGAATACGTACCCCTCCGGGTAGGGTTCGCCGTCGACCGGCTTCTCCAACGATAGGTATCCGTACAGCTCCAGCTTCAGCATGGAGGTGCCGATTGTCCACAAGCGCACCCCACGCTTCAGCTTGCGACCGTTGATCGTCAGGTCCTGCCACGTCGGCCCGGCGATCGCCTGTCCGATACCAACCGCATGCCGGCCCTTCACCGCCATGGCGAAAGCAGGATGCCGGCGCGCCCAGGCGTAGACGTGCATGGTGTTCGCGCCATCGCCGGAATCGATCGCGACCCTTGCGAGCCGTAGCGACCGGCCGTCCTGCGTCCGCCAGCTTCGGCCGACCGCTTCGTCCAACTTGGTCCAGGTCGCGTGATCGGCGATCGAGCCGTCGATCTCGATATGCTCGACCAGCGCGCGCTGCTTCTTTGGTCCGAACGCCCAGATGTCCAGCTCAAGCCGGCCACCGCCGCCCCGCTGCACGTCGACCGATCCGATCAACAGGCCGGCCCAGACCGGAGGCGTCCCGATCGCCATGGCTGTCTCCCGGCGATCGTAGAGGCGCTGCCATTCGGGAGCCTCTCCCCGCTCAGCCCATGCCTCGCCCAGAGTCTGGTTGACGAAGGTACGAAGAAGGTTCGGGTCCTTGCGGACCTCCATGAACTCGCGGGCGATCTCCAGCCAGGCCGCTCCGGGATGCTGGCTGTACGCCGCCCAGATGTGGAAAGACCGATGCCGCGGGAATGCGCCGGGGTTGTGCGCCCGCCACTCCCCGGCTTCATCCATCGCCGCTTTGTCGGCTTCGTCGATGTCGCAGCCGTTTACGCAGCGATACCACGCGCGGGTCGGGTTCTCCTTCGGCTCCCACCGGATGCCGGCGCCAGTACCGTCGCCGAACACGAGCTGCTGCATCTCGCCACAATGCGGACAAGGAACGTACCGGAATTCCTGGCTCCCCTGCTCGAACAGCAGGTCGATCCGGCTGAGGCCTTTCACCTTCGGGGTGGATCCCGCAGCACTGAACCGCCGCGGCGAAGTCAGGTTGCGCTTGTAGGCTAGGCGGGCGGGGTCGCCCTCTTCCTTGGAAGCCCAAGGGTAGCCGTCGCACTCCTCCAGGAACACGTCGTCGGCAGTGACGCGCCGGAACTCCTTCGGGCTGTTCGCGCCTTTGATCTGGATCCAGCCGCCCTTGTAGCGCTTGGCCCGGATCTGGTTATCGGCATGCCGCGGCTTGAAGGTCGCGACCTCGCGGACGACGTCCCATTGCAGCACCGGCTCCAGATCGTCGCGGCTGTACTTCTCCGCGTCGTCGATCGTCGGCTGGTAGATCAGCGAACGCGCCGGGTCGTACCGGATGCGATACGCCATGAACGACTGGAGGATCGTGGAATAACCAATGCGGCTGCTCTTGCGGCAGCTCAACTGGCTGGTCTCAGGATCCGTGAAAGCGTCCGCCATCTCCAGCTGGAAGGGGAACGGCGTGATGCTGGCGCCAGTGTCGTCGCAGGCGTGCTCCAGCATGAACTCGGACAGCTTCGGCTTGGGCCGGGGCGCAAACATTGCCAGCCATTCGCGAACGGCTGACAGCACGGCATCGTCGCCGCGGATCTGAAGTGCCTCGGGCTCAGTCTGCTTCGGCGGCCTCTTCGGCATCTAGGCCTCCGCCTCTGGCCTTCTCGACCTTGGCGACGCTCAACTCCTTGAGGGCGTCGTTGACCGCCTTCTCGATGCGCGCCCTGAGTTTGTGATCGCCCTTGGCGACGATCATGCCGACCTGGCTCAGGCGAGAGACCGCCATGGCGATGACGCTGATGACGGCCCCGGACATGTCTGGCAGGGAAGCCAGTTCGCCACGGCGCTCGGCGTTGTCCATCGCCTTGGAGTCCGCCTGCTCTTTCTTCAGCCGGGCGCTCTCCGCATCGAGATCCAGCGCTCCCTGCGCGCCGTCGATGCCGTACTTTGCCTGCGCCCAGGCTTCGATGTTTTCGAGCAGGGAGGCGCCATCTTCCGGCAGGTCACCTTTCGAGCGCAACTCACCGATCCAGCGGCTGGAAACGCCGAACACCGCGGCAAGCTGGGGCCGGGTGGGCTCCTCAAGGTCGATTTCCACTCACTTCCCTCCCAGAGGGGTCATACTTCCCTGCTAAAATGCCCAAAAACGGCGGAAAACTGCGGTTTTCGGGGCCCACAGGGAGGAAGAAGTAAGACGATTTCCTGTGGCTAGACGGAAGTTGCGCCTTTGCCCCCCGTATTACCCTGGGACGCCGGAAGGACCCAAAGGGGGGGGTACTCCCATGATGCGGAACTGCGCAGGAGGTCACCAGGCGGCCTGTCCGCCTCGATGCCAGAGGGGCGCGGCGTCCATCCGTGGCCTTGACGGCCCGCGGACCACCGCCCGCACGTCAGCAGCCAAGCGCTCGCACTCGGCGATCAGCATGTCGGAGCGTGTGGTCGACCGGGAAGGACGATCCATCGCGTCAGCCAGCGTCTCCAGCTCGATAGCCAGGTGCCGGAGGCGATCGGACGGGCTGCACGCAGCGTCGGCCATCGGCACCTCCAGACACGAAGGTAGCGCCCGAAGACGCCAGGTGAGCCGCTAATCCGGCTCGGTTGCTCTATTTCAGGTAGCCTTCGGACTTCGCGGGAAGCGCATCCCCGCGTCTGGTGACGAGGGCAGTGGCGCTTACGCCGGCGCATCGCTCGTCTGGGCTGATCAGTCAGCAGATGACGGCTCTGCTACAGCATTACCCCGCAATGTGGAAGTCTCAATCGTCACGCGCAGGTGGGTGCCGAACAGCACCAGCGTGTGTCGGCCGTCGCTCTCCTCCACGATGCCTGACAGCCCCGCGAACGCGCCCTCCCCGATCTCGACAGCAGCGCCCCGAGGCAGCGGCTGGCCGCGCGCCTTCATGCGCTGACCGTGCCGCTCCTGGGCCTCGACGCTCTGCTCCATCCGCCGCAGGCTCTCCGCCTCGCGCCGCCTCAGGGCAGCCAGTTCCACCTCGGTCACCCGGACAGTCGCGCCGCGGTGCCGGAAGATGGAGAATGCCGGATGCTCGCTCTCGGCTGCGGCCTCCAGGCGCTGGAGTGCCGACCGATCATCCCACGGTGCAAAGACGTAGGTCGGCAGGAACGGCACGGGCCGGAACTCTCGCTCCTTCTCTTTGGACCGGGGAATACGGCGCCGCACATGCTCCACAGGCGTCCAAGCAAGAATGCCCGCTTCGGCGAGCGAGCGGGCAAGTGGCATTGTTCTGCCGCCGTGCGTGCGCAGGATGCACCAGCTCGGGCCTCGCGCGCGCTCTTCGATGGTGATCCCCTCCGCGGTCATATGCTCCCCCTTCACGCCGCCTCGCCCGTGAGCGCCGCATCCACTTCGTCTTGAGTGATCGCCCCGATCGTCACCCCGATGGCGCGCATGGAAGCCGGCAGCGCCCGGATCTTCTCCGCGCTCAGCGGCTGGATCGTCTCGCCCTCGATCGCCTGTCCCGCCTGGCGAGCCTCAATAGCCTCGCGCAGTTCCCGGATCCGGTATCGAGCGCGCGAGCGGCGAGCGAGAATGTCACGCGCCGCCTCACGGATTGCCGCGTCCACGTCGCCCGCAAACCGGATCGGCTGCCGCAGCACCATCTGCGCGGCCTCGCGCGCCACCCGGCCCGGCAGATCGTCCAGTGCGACGGTCATCGCCTTGATCCACGCGTCGGCCTGCTCCGCGCTCGCCGTCGGCGCGAACTTCGTCCAGATCAGCGCAAGGTCGTCACCCAGGCCGGTCGTCAGTTCGCCCGCCTTGCCCGGATGCCGCAGCGACATGCCCCGCGGCTCGGTCTCGCGCAGCGGAGCGGGCGGACGGCGGTACAGCGCCTCTAGCGCGACCAGGTCGGCGCCCTCAGCCATCCGCATCGCCTCCTGCAGGCTCCAGTTCGAACTGCTCGCGAAAGCGGCGACGGCTTTCGACTGCTCCGCTCGGTCGTTCGTGGTGAGGTCGTTGGGCATTGCGAGGTCCAGTCGAGTTGAGGATCCAGGAGGGTTCGAACGTGAGCCAGCCACGCTCGACGATCAGGTCGACGATCCGGCCAGGCGGCCATTCGTCGCTGGCGTGTTCGTCCAGCTTGGCGAGCAGCAGCTGGTAGGCCCGGGGCGTCAGCGAGTTCCGCTTCGCCTTCCGGTGATCGATGAACCCCGCCCACTGATCCGCGGTGACGCCAGCAGGTGGGGGCATGTCCCGAGGCCAGCGGCGCTTGCCGGCTGGTGCGGCGCCCTCGCCTGCTGCCCTGCAACCGTCGATGATCACCGCCAGCACGATCCGAGCCAGCAGGCCTCGTGCGTGTACGTGGTAACCCTCCGGGTGGGGGTGTGGGTGTGGGGTTTGTTGGGGGGTCTGGGGGGAAGAAAGGGGAGAGGGAGAGGGGGCGGGTTCGTCCGCTCCGTCACGTGACGTCACGTGATGCACCGTGACGTCACGGTCCCCTGCCCCAGCCGCAACGCGCTTGCGGTCTCGACGTGCTTGCTGGCGGTCGGCATCTGCCTGCCGGCGACGCTCCAGCGCCGCTGTGTCTACCTTGGCCTGAGCCTCCGCCTGGGCGATCGCCATCGCCACTTCGGCGACCAGCGAAGCCGGGGTGCCAGCCGTGATCAGCCGAGCGAGCAGGTCGGCGCTCATCGCCACCCCCACGCGCGCAGAATCTCCGGGGCCTGGTCAGGTCGGTTGGCGAGCGCCCACGGCAGGTCCAGCCGCAGGATCTCGTCCCGCCACCACACCTGCTCGGGATCGAGTTCGTCCCGCCCTTCCCGCTTCACCTCCACGAAGCCGACCCGCGGCTGGCGCTGGTCCAGCACGATCAGGTCCATGAAGCCGGGGCGCATGCCGTCCGCCTTCAGCGCGGCCACCTGCTTGGCGCGCGACAGCGCACCGCCGGCTAGGTGGCTGCCGTTCGGCACGTGCACGGCATGGCACCGCTGCCACGCGAAGCTGTCGATCAGCGCGCGCTGTATCGGCCGTTCAAGGAGCGGCGGAAGCTTCACGCGGCAACGGCCTCATGCAGCTCGGCGACGCCCGCGCACATCTCTGGCAGGTTCGCCCGGGCGAGCGCCTCGGCCATGACGGGGCAGACGCTGTTGCCGATCTTGGCGATCTGGTGGGACTTAGGCAGGGGGCCCGTCTTCAGGTTGCCCGTATCGGTGCGATAGGTGCAGACCGGATCAAGGATGTAACCAGCCGGGAAGCCCTGCGCGTTCGCAAGCTCCCGCGGCGTCAGCATCCGCATACCGATGTCAACCAGCACGAAGGTGGCCGCGTCGATCGTGACGGTGATGACGGCGAAGCGCGCCTTGGTCGGAATGGTGTCGATCGGCGCGTCGACCGCCTGGTGCTGTCCAACCTCCGACCCGTAGTATTTCACCAGAAACGCCGCGGTGCGTACGGCGCGCTCCATCAGCTCGGCCGGCAGCGCATCCGCTTCGACCCACGTCGTCTCGATCAGCCGCTGGGTGCAGCCCTTGCCCACGATCGTTGATACCGGCTCGCGCATGTCGTGCCCGATGACGCCGGTGTTCGCCTGCTCTAGGTGGGCGGTTGTGACGGCAAGCGGCGCGGCGCCGCCCGAGCGCTTCACGAAGCTGTTGGCGGTGACCGTCGGCATCGGACCGGCGGCATCGGCGCCGACGCTGTTCTGCCGGTACTTGTGCAAGAAGGCCGCCACCGCTGCATGCTTGCTGCCGCCCGCGACGACAGTCCCAAGCGGCTGCTGGACGTCAAGGGCACGTGGCGCCTGCCCTTCCCGCTCGCCATATCCGGTCTGCACCAGCGTTGCCGCAACAGCTGCATGGCCGCCACCGCTGGCGGTGACGGTGCGCAGCGGATCCTGCGGATCGAACGATCGCGACGCCCGAGTGCTGGTGTTGTCGACGCTGACCAGCGTGGTGCCGATCAGCGCCTTCTTGCAGCCGGTCGCAACGACGGTGTGCATCGGCTCGTCGGCCGCAGTGAAGGGCTTATCGCGGTTCGCCAGGGAGGCGACGTGCGGCACCACGGCGGCAAACTCCCCGCGCTTGGCCGTGGTGATCGTCCGGAGCGGCTCGTCGGCCGAATGAACGCGCAAGTCTCCGCGATGCGTCACCGGCACGATGAACGGCCGCGCGCTGTTCACTACGTAGCGCATCACGCCCGCCGCGATGCGGCGGCAGGTCGCTTCCTCGAGGGGCTTCTTGCGGTCGAAGATCGAGGGGCACGGCAACGACCAGTCGATGCACTCGGCGGCGGTGCGCCACGGCAGGCGCTTGCCTGCCAGCACCTCGGGCGAGCCGGGCTTGCCGTGGGTCGGCTCCGGCCAGACGATCGGCAGGCCGTCGCAGCGGGCGACCAGGAACAGGCGCTTGCGGCTCGTCGGCGCACCATAGTCGCAGGCGCGCAGCTCGCGCCATTCAACCTTGTAGCCCTGCCGCCGGATGCGGGCGACCCAGAGGCGGAACTCCTCGCCCTTCCTCTCCGCGATCGGCTTGCCCTCGGCGTCGAGCGGGCCCCACTGGCGGAACTCCTCAACGTTCTCCAGCATGATGACGCGAGGCTTGCCCCGACCGCCTGGCGTTGCCTTCTTCAACCGCTCCAGCCAGTGCGGCACTACCCACGCGAGATCGCGGATGTTCTTGTCGCGTGGCTTTCCGCCCTTCGCCTTGCTGTGGTGCTTGCAGTCGGGGGAGAACCAGACGAGCGCCACCGGGCGTCCCTCGGTCGCGTCCAGCGGGTCGATCGAGAGGATCGACTGGCAGTAGTGCCGGGTGTCCGGGTGATTGGCCGCGTGCACAGCTACGGCGGCTTCGTCGTGGTTGATGGCGACGTCGACCGAGCGACCGAACGCGGCCTCAAGCCCGGTGGAGGCGCCGCCGCCGCCGGCGAAGTTGTCGATGATAAGCGGGCGCATCATACAGTCGCCTCTTGGTTCGCGGGAAGAGGAAGAGGCGAGACTCCGAGCTGATCACGGATCTTTCCCGCCAGCGCAGCCAGCTCCGCAGCCCTCGCCTCGACAGCACCAGCCGCGCCGCGCAGGTCGTCGTCACTCAGTCCGCGGTCGATCGAGAGCTTCGCGCGCAGAGACCGCGCCGCGAGGCCCATGCCCTCCGCCAGCCGCTCTTGCCCGATCATGTCCTGCGCCTTCTGAAGCATGGTGACGCGCAGCAGCCGCTCGCGCATTTCGGCGCGCCGGTTTTCCGGTTCGGTCATGCCGCCTTCTCCGCACCCAGCAGGTCGAACAGCGTGGGCACCGCCGCCTCGCTCTCGGCTTCGCGGAGGTATCCAGCCGCCGCGCGGAAGTAATCTGGGTTAAGCTCGCTGCCGGCGCCGCGACGGCCCATGGAGATCGCGCGCATCGGCACCGTGCCGAGCCCGGCGAAGGGATCGAACACCAGGTCGCCCTTCATGCTGAAGCGCTCGATTAGCCGGTCCACGATGTCGAACTGGAGCGGGCAGACGTGCTTCTCGGCGCCCTTGCGCACCTGCTCGCCGTTGAGGGTCCGCATCCGCACCACGTCGTCCCAGGTGTTCGGATCATGGGCGCCAGGCGCCAGCGACATGAACGTGCGCGGCAGGTGCCCACGGCCGTCGTTCGCGGCGCGCGCCTCGATCTCTTCCCCGATCGCGACGTGCGCCTCGTGGTTGTGGATCAGCTCGCGCGTCTCCTGGGTGAAGGCCTTCACCAGCAGACCCACGGGCAGGCTGGCGAAGCGCTGCGCCGTATCGGCCAGCTCGGCTGGCGTCAGCGGCCGGTCCCCGGACGAGCGCCAGAACGAATGCGCGTCGATCTGCCAGCGCGCGAGGCTGTAGTCGGCAGGATCCTTCACCACCGGCACGTCGGCATAGCCGCGGCTGCGGTCAGTCTGCGGCTTGCGCATCAGCAGGACGTACTCGGGCGATCCCACGCCCATCTTCGTCCCGTCCTTCAGCATCTCGCTGTAGGAGAGGCGGTAGGTCTGGTTGTTCTCCCGCACCACGTCGGTGTTGACGTGGATCATGCCCAGGTACTGGAAGCCGTGCCGCATGTAGTGGCTGATGCACTTGGCGTGGAACGGGTTGACCGTCGGCACCCCCTCGCCCGTCACCGAGCCGAACAGGATCCGGTCCTTGACGTGCACGCATGCCAGCCGGCCGGGCGCGAGCGCGCGCAGCAGGTTCGGCGTCAGGTGGTCCATCTGCGCGAAGAAGTGCGCGTCGTCGTCCGTGTGGCCGAAGTCGTTGTAGCTCGGGGTGTACTCATAGTGGTTCGAGAACGGGATCGACGTCACAATCAGGTCCACTGAGCCGGTTTCTAGGCTCGCCGCTTCCTCAACACAGTCGTTGTGCGCCAGCCACCAGCCGTCGCCGCGCGCCTCGCTGCGCACCACGCCAATCGACCGCTTGAGCTCCGCGATCGCGATCTCATGCTGCAGGCCGTGCTTGCGGATGATCTCCGACATGCGCCCGGCCAGCTCGTCGTGCCGCGCCCACTTCTCCTGAAGGTCGCGCACGACCTCCGTCTCGGTCTCGGCATGGATGATGTCGATCTCGACGGGGTGCGGCTGTTGGAAGCGCTGGAGGCGGTGGATCGCCTGGATGAAGTCGTTGAACTTGAAGCCCACGCCGACGAACACGGCGCGGTGGCAGTGGCGCTGCAGATTCGTGCCGCTGCCGAGCATCACCGGCTTGGCGGCGAGGATCCGGGACATGCCCTCGGCGAAGCGCTCGATGATGCCCTCGCGCTGGTCCAGCTCCTGCGATCCGTAGACGCTCTCAGCACCCGGCAGCGCGCCCTCGATCGCGCGGCGCTCATCTTCCAGATCGTGCCACAGGATGAAGTGATCGGCTGGCGCCGCCGCCACGATCTCCGCAGCCTTGCCGACCCGGCCGCCCAGCGTGTCCCGCTTCTCGCGGGCCGCCTGAGTGACGCCCATAGCCGCGTCGCGGATCAGGCGCCCCTGCCCGTTGCTCTCGACACCAGCCGCCGCGAGGTTCGCCTGCACCGAATGCCACCGCACGGTCAGCGGCGGCAGGTCATAGCCGGCGTCGTCGAAGCCCAGGTCGCTCGGGCGCTGCAGGAACACCGCCCAGCTGTTGAGCCAGAGCCAGAACTCCTCTTCCTTGTGCGGGTAGAGCGTGAGGTCGCCCGCCTTCTCGCTGTTGCGCTGGAAGAAGCGGGTCAGCGCCTGCCCGGTGTCCATCACGCCCAGGAAGCCGGCGTAGTGGATCAGCTCCTTGTAGCGGTTCGGTGACGGCGTTGCGGTGGCAACGAACCGGTAGGGCACGGCATCGAACAGCGGCAGGAACGTCTGATAGGTCTTCGACCCGTAGCTGCGCAGGACGCTGGCTTCGTCGAGGCTGACCACGTTGAAGCGGCTGACGTCGATCTTGCCGTCGCGCACGCTCTCGTAGTTCGTCAGGTGCAGGCCGGCGACGTCGCCAATCGCGTCGATCTCCGCATCCGTGCGGACGAAGTGCAGCGGGATGCCGAGCAGCTCCGCGTCGCGCAGGAACTCGCGGCGAACGCCCAGCGGCGCCACGATGAGGCCCATGTTGAGCGCCTGAGGGTCGCGCGCCTCGTCCGCCTCGATCTTGCCGAGAATGATGTCGCAGATCAGCAGCTGCTGGATCGACTTGCCCAGGCCGAACGCTTCGAACAGTGCGCGGCGGCCGCCCTCGACCGCCCAGCGGACGATATGGCGCTGATGGTCGCGCAGTGGACGGCCGTCGCGCAGATGCGTCGGCACGTCCTCCAGCGAGCACGGCAGGCCGGCGCGCTGCGCCATCGGGATCTTCGCCTCCAGGAAGGCGCGATAGTCGAGAAGATCGGCGCCGTGCGCAGGCAAGCCGGTAGCGCTCGCGGAAGCGGCCATCGCCGCCCCCGCGCTGTTCGTCATGTCCATGTCGTCACTCCTGCCGGTGGTGCCGGCGCTCAGTTCCTCAGGATGCCACCACGGTGGGTCGGCGGATGTTCGTGCATTTCTGGAGCCAGGAGCCGGTCGCCGCGTGCAGCTCGCGCATCATCGCTTCCCCGGTCAGATATTCTTGGTGGGTGATGGTACGGCCGCCCGGGCTTTCGGGGTGCTCGGCTTCATTGAGCATCACCAGCGCGCGTGCCAGCACCAGCTGGAAGTCGTCCGAATCACAAACGGCATTCGTGGCCACCAGCCGCTTGCCCTTGGCGTTCAGCCAGTCGTCCAGCACGTCGGGCGCGACGCACAGCGCTCGATCGATCACCTCCAGCGTCGGCATCGAGCCGGCCAGCTGCTTGTCGACGCCCGGGCCGGTGCACTCGATGGCGTCGCAGAAGGCGCCTTTTCCCAGCCGGTCGATCGCTCGGCTCCAGCCGCGCATCAGCTTGGCGTGCAACCGCGGTCGTGGAAGTGGGGTCGTTTCGCCAACGACAGTTTCGTCGGTCACCGCATATTCCGATCATCATGATGAACAGGGGTGGGAACAGCAGCAGCGACGGGATCGCGCTTGAGCGGGCAGCGCTCGAATGGGCACCAGCGTGCCTCAGGGTGCTCGGCATGCGCGTCGCACGTAGTGCAGCGGGGCGCCGTCACGCTGCCACCTGCTGGGCGCAGTGGTGCTGCTCCATGTACTTGCGGACCTTGGCCTCGGTCTCCGGCCACACGCGCCGGCCGTTGCGAAGATCACGAACGAAATGCGGATCGTTCATCGCCTCACGCCCGAAGGTGACAGCTGCCGTGCCGGTGCGCTGCAAGAATGCGTCGACCGCGCTGCGTAGGGTGTCGCTCGTCATGTGGGCCAATCTACGTAGGGTGCGCCCTACCGTCAACTGGAATAAGTAGGGTGAACCCTAGTATAGCACGGGCGGCGGCGGTGTGGGACACGGCCTACATGGCAATAGACGAACGCAGCCCCCTTCAGACGGCACTCGCGGCTGCCATCGACCGCGCACCGCACACCCGCGACCACTTCGATTCGCAACTGCGGAAGATGCTCGGAACCACCGGAAAACCGTTGTGGGATGTAGAGCGCGGGAAGGTGAAACGGCCCGGGCCCAAGGTCCTACGCGCCATGGAGCAGGTGCTCGGCTTCGAGCCAGAATACCTCGTTGACCTTGTCCATCCGAGAGAGGACGGCGCGCCGAGGCACACCCCGGATCAACCGAACATTCGGACGGTAGACGGCAACGAGACGGTCCCGATCATCAAGCTGGACCTGTCTCTGCCGATGGGTCCGGGAGCAACGGTGGACGACTACATCGAGGAAGAGCCTGTTACTTTCGACATTGGCTACGTCCGTAGTTTCACGCGAACCCCACCGCACCGGCTGCGGCTGGCTCGGGGCGTGGGGGACAGCATGTACCCAACGCTCAACAGCAACGACCTTGTGTGGATCGATAGCACGCAGACTCGTCTGAACCAGGCTGATCGGGTATGGGCCGTATCAATCAACGGCGGCGCCGCGATCAAACGACTACGCCCTTTGAAGGGAGGGCGAGTGCTCGTGATTTCCGACAACCCGACGATCGACAACTACGAAGTCGACGCCGACGAACTGATAATCGGCGGTCGGGTAATTCGTTTTGCGAGGGACCTCTAAGGACGAGAAGAGTGCGCCAGATATCCTTAGCAGTCGTTGGCGCTGATTACCCCAACAAGCGTGGTCCGGGCCGGCGATTTGAACTCGCGATATGCGCGCCCGGTGAACGGGTTGAGCTGCGGCCCGAGCCTGACAATCCAGCGGATGAATTTGCCGTCGCGGTCTATAGCTGCCGCGGCATCCAGATCGGCTACCTGACGGCCGAGCGCGCGCCGTGGATCGGCGGAATGCTTAAGTCTGGTCGAGAGATCATAGCCGCCTTCCAGGAGGAATCGACCTACGGCGCGGTTGTGCGCGCGGCGTTTGATGGTGACGAACCATTGCTGCCCCAGAAGCGCATGCCTTCCCCGCCTAACGAGGACGACGGCTTCTGGCCTGACCCGGTCTACCCGGACGAATAGTAGGGCACGCCCTACGATTATCGTTTGACATAGTAGGGTACGCCCTACATATTGCCTCTATCAGCCGCGCGGTTTTGCGGCGCAGATGGAGGCGACGATCGTCGTGTTTCACGAGACCGAAGAACCCGATCCCCGCGTCGCCCAGACGATCGAGGATTTCCGCTCAACCGCCCTGCAGATCCGTGACCTGACGGAGCGGGCGTCAAAGCTGCCCGAGAACGACCGTCGCCGCACCGCGCTCGAGATGGAGAAGGGGGAGCTCTTCGCCAGAGTGAAGGCGCGCTGCGATCGCCTGGGCGATGGTTGGACGGCCGAGGCGATGCTCCTCGCTATCAGTGACGACATCCACCGGCGGGCAGGCCGCGTTGCCAAGCCGTCCAGAGAATCTGCGCGGACCTACCTGGACCGCGTGAACGCGGCAACCTTGCGCGAGCAGGAGCTGATGAGTCAGCACGCGGAAATCGGCCGGCAGGTCAAGATCGCACACGATGAGCGGATCGCCGCCGAACGCCTGCTTCGCGCCTACGGTGCAAAGGCGCTCATCGCATGAGCGCTCGTACCCCCGGCCCTCGCGTCCCGGCCGACGACGACGCGAACGTGGTCATCCTGGACAATGAAGCGGTTCAGATGGAGCCGTGCCTGATCCAGCACCGCGGCCGTGAGCACATGGTCATCGGCGTGTCGGACTTTCTGACCGGCGTCGAGGAAGTGGACGGCGGCGCGCGCTGCATCTCCATCATCCTGCTTACCCCGCCTCCGCCCTGCGAAGTGCATTCCGAGGGCATGGGCATGGCCTATTGCGTGTCGGCGTCTGACGCACGCGTGGTCGCGGCGACGCTGATCCGGCTGGCCGAGGAACTGGAGGCGGGCGCTGCCGCCCAAGCTGACGCCCTCCTGCGCAAGGTGTCCGGGCGATGATTGCGCCGGAGACGCCCCAACAGGCCGCCGCGCGCCGCCGCTTCGTGGCAGAGCTCGGGCGGTTCCGCGCATCTGCCGCCGCCCAGAACGCCGCGCTGATGCGAGTGCAGTGGCAGGAAGCAAAGCCTACCGGGCCAGAGCTTACGCGTCGGGAGCGTTGGATCTGCGCGATGCTGCTGCGGATCATCATCGCATGGTTCGGGCTGGAGATCGTCGCCGTCGGGATCGCGATCGTACTGCTCTGGGAGAGCTTCTATGGTTGAGCCGCTCCACCCGGTCGACGCCGACCGCGACCGCTGGCTGATCGAGAAGGCGCTGCCGATAGCAGCCGCCATCATCGCCGCAGCCCTGACCATCGCCCGCGCGCTGGGAGCCCAGCTATGAGCCGCACCGCCCCCGCCAAGCCATCCGCCTGGCTGCCGCTGTTCCTCGCCTGCATGATCTTCGGCGCGGCCGCCGCGGCCGGTGCCAGCGACTGGCGATCGTTCGCCGTGTTCGCGGCCGGCGTCCTGTTCTTCGGCTGGCCCTACGCGGCCCGCCTGAACCCTGCGCGGCCGCGCCGCGCCAGTTCACACCGCTAAGGAGCCTCGGCCGCAATGAACGCGCCTGCCCGTTTCGATCTGCCCGACCGCCTCCTCCGCCTCCCTGAGGTGACGGCCATGGTCGGCCTGGGCAAGACGATGATCTACCGCAAGATGCGCGAGGGGAGCTTCCCCGCGGCGCTCAAGCCCGGCGGCGTCTCGACGCGCTGGAAGGAGAGCGAGGTCAACCGCTGGCTGGAGAAGGTCAGCGAGAATCGCATCGAGGGCGCCCAGCATGGCTGACGTGATCGACGACGCGCAGCTGATCCAGGACGAGCACCTCGCGCGCAGCATCGCCGCCGCGCGGGCACCGATACCAGCCGGCGAGCCGGGCGAGTGCGACGAGTGCGGATACGACCGCCCGCGGCTCGTGCGCGGCCGCTGCGCCCTCTGCCGGGACGGGAGATCACCTCATGGCTGAGAACACCGCGATTGAATGGTGCGACCACACCTTCAACCCCTGGGAGGGCTGCCAGAAGGTCGGGCCCGGCTGCGATCACTGCTATGCGGAGACGCGCAACGCGCGCTTCGGCGGTGGCACTGCGCCGAACTGGGGACCGGGCGCCGAGCGCCGACGGACCAGTGCCAGCAACTGGCGCAAGCCACTGCGCTGGCAGGCGGATGCCGAGGCGTTCCAGGCGGCGCACGGCCGCCGACAGCGCGTGTTCTGCGCCAGCCTCGCCGACGTGTTCGACAACGCCGTCGATCCGGCCTGGCGTGGCGACCTGTTCGAACTGATCCGCGCCACGCCGGATCTCGACTGGCTCCTGCTGACGAAGCGGATCGGCAACGTCGCCAACATGCTCCCGGTGCCGTTCGACTTCGAGCGGCTCTATCCGAACGTCTGGCTCGGCGCGACGATCGTCAACCAGGCTGAGGCCGACCGCGACGCGCCGAAGCTGCTGGCGACGCCCGCGCGCGTGCGGTTCCTGTCGATGGAGCCGCTGCTCGGGGCGATCGATCTCACGATGCTGCACGTGGAGGGGATCACCAACCTCAACGCCCTGACCGGTGATCATGGCGTCCTGCATCCGATGAGAGGTCGGGGCGCCGCGCTCGACTGGGTAATCGTTGGCGGGGAGAGCGGTCCCGGCGCACGGCCGATGCACCCTGACTGGGCTCGGTCCCTGCGCGACCAGTGCGTCGACGCCGGTGTGCCCTTCCTGTTCAAGCAGTGGGGCGAGCACTCGCTCGACTATGACCGCGACCGAGACGATCCGGACTGGCGGAGGTGCGGTGAGCAGGCGCGGAAGCATCCCGGGCAATGGCTGAACCTGGAAGGCGGCACCGGCTTCCACGGTGAGCGGGTCCACTATGCTGCGCGCGTCGGCAAAAAGACGGCCGGGCGTCTGCTCGACGGCGTCCAGCACGATGGCGCGCCCAGCTGATGCCCTCCGAATACGGCGAGATCCATGTGGCTCCGGGCCACCGCCTCACCGTCCGCCGATCGCGCCAGGCCGCGACCCGCGCGGGCTTCGTCATGGTCGAGAAGTCGCACCGTCCGCCCTTTGAGGTGCGCGAGCATTGCTGGCAGGAAGGAAGGGTGCAGTGAGCATGAGCAATCCAGAAGTCGACAGCAGCAAGTCGACGGCCGGGGAGCATGTCAGCTGGACTGCCGAGGCAACCGCCTACCTGCGGAACTTGGACAGGGAGGATCGTGAACAGGAGACGTTCGCAGTCCATTACCAGCCGCCTCCCAAGAAGACGGATAAGGGTACGTCCATTGGCCTCCGCTTCCCGACGCTGATCGTCAGCGGGTACTGCGGGCAACCGCAAGAAATCGCTGAGCGCGTGGCCCGCATCCTCAATGCCCATTGGGAAGAACCAGCATGACGGACCGCCCCATCATCTTCTCGGCGCCTATGGTGCGCGCGTTGCACGCCGGCCGCAAAACTCAGACGCGGCGGCTGGCAACCTCGCCGTTGCGGAGGGTCCAGCCGGGCGACCGGCTCTATGTGCGGGAGGCGGTGACCTGCGGCGGCGTGTTCAGCGACGTTGTGGAGGTCCGGTACCGCGCGCACGAGCGGGCCAGCCATACCGAGTTCGTGGAGCAGATAGCCGTCGCCCGCGCGACCAGCGCCCTCCCCGCGTTTCCGAAATACCGCCCCTCGATCCACATGCCCCGCTGGGCGTCGCGCCTGACGCTGATCGTCGAGGGCGTGAAGGTCGAGCCGCTGCAGGCGATTAGCGCTGGAGATGCGCTCGCTGAAGGCATCGAGCGCGAGGCGGGCGGGTGGAAGACCTATGACGACGGCCCCCGGGCATTCGGTCAGCGGGAGTCCTTCGCGAGCCTCTGGTCCTCGCTCCACACCAAGCCTGGCGAGCGCTGGGAGGACAACCCGCTGGTGGTCGCGCTGACGTTCCGCGTCGTGCTCAGCAACATCGACCAGGTGCGGGCGTGAGCGCCCTCGACACCGCATGCGCCGAGCGCGAGCGCGCGGAGGCAGATGCCACGATCGCGAAGCGGACGATCCAGCGTCTGGCCGAAGTGGCGGAGGTTTTCAGCGCCGCAGCCGGCGTGGGCGGCGCCGAAACGGCCGGACACCTCGTGTCATACCTGGCGGACCATCCCGAGCACATCGAGCCGCTTTTGCGGCACGGCATTCCCGAGCTGCCAGCCGGCTGGGTCGAGCATGGCTCCCTTTCCTACCACGCTCGCAACGGTAAGGTGGTGCGGCCGGAGGTGGCTCGGCGGGCGCGAACGATCAAGCAGTTGGAGAAGGGCGCATGATCGTCCTCGAGCGTACCGACCTCAGCGGCATGCATTGCTCGGCGACCTTCAGCGACTGCGAGGCGTACCGCTACCTGCTCACCTGGCGCTGGTCCGACCAGCCGCTGCTGATCGCGTGGATGCTCAACCCCAGCACCGCCACGCACGAGCAGCTCGACAACACGATCTCCGGGCTGGTGAGCCGCGCGCGGGCTTGGGGCATGGGTGGCGTGCGCGTCATCAACCTGTTCGCCCTGCGCGCAACGGATCCGCGTGTGATGAAGCGCGCTGCCCACCCGATCGGGCCAGACAATGACCGGATCATCGGCGAGGTTCTGTCCGGCGCCGTGGCTGCCGGCGACCAGGTCATCTGCGGCTGGGGGGAGCACGGCACGCACCGCGGGCGCGACGCCGAGGCCCTGAACCTCGCCAGACGCGATGGCGCCCAGCTGCTGTGCCTCGCGACCAACAAAAGCGGCGCCCCCAGGCACCCGCTCTACATCTCCCACGACATCAGCCCGCGGCCGTGGGCACCAGCCGGAGGGATCAAAGCATGACCGAGTTCATACCCGAAAGCACGAACTCCAACGCCGCCGTGGCGGGGAGCGAAGAGGCATGGCCCGGACGCAACGCCGAGCTGGATGCAGGTCGCGTTCGCACGCTCGCCACGCTCGGCTTGATGCTGTCCGTGATGGCAGGCGGAAATGCGCCCGAAGTGACCGGGTTCGATGCCTCCAAGCTCTACGCGGAGGTGCTGATGGCGCTCGCGATCGAGGACAGCGACAACCCTGACATCGCCCTTGAGGAAGCGCGCGACCATCCCGAGGATCACACGCTGCTCGCCGCCGCCCCACAGGCCCCGGGGGAAGTCGATCGGTTGCGGATGTTCCTCGAAATCCTCGCGGCGGCAGGAGGGGAGCAGGACGCGACCGACTCCAAGTGGAACTGGGTCAACGCCTTTTGCAGTGAGCATGAAGGGCGCGAGCCGGACACCTTCAATTTCGCAAATCAGCGGGGGTTCACGTCGGTCAGTCACGATACCGACAGCGACACCGGCGTCGTTCGCATCACTGCCGCTGGCCGCGCGTACCTCGCCGCAGCCCCCACCCCGCAGCGTCCCGTCGCTGCGCAATCCACCGTCGCCTTCGTCCAAGAATGGATGATGAGCGGCGACCACGATCCCGACCAGTGGCACCGTGACTTTGCCGCCGCGATCGACGCCCGTTGCACTCCGCAGCGCGCCGACGCGGAGGACGTGGAGCGGCTGATCGAATGGGCGCGGTCAGAGATGGCCTTTCCCGAGGGCAATCCCGGCGGATCGGGGCGTGGGCATATCGACGAAAACCATCGCTTCAAGCTGCGCGATCTGGTCGCCGCGATTGATGCCGGCGCCCCACAATTCCCCGAAGTTGGGGATAAGGGTGACGCAACGGCGGACGTGGAGCCTTGGCAACATCTTGACGCTCGCGAACTAGGCTTACTCTACAACCACAAGGCGGACGACAGCGCGCAGTTTACCCGCTGGCAGATGATGGCGGCGATTGCGCACGGTCGCCGTCTCGCTGCATCGCCACCAGCGTCCACAGACAATCGCATCTTCGATCTGCTAGAGGGCCTGTCCGGAGCCTTGTTGCGCAACGGCGACCGACGTGGGTTCAAGATGAAAAGCGCATACGCGCGGGGTACGGGCGGCGTTGACGTTGAATACCTCGTTTCGCTTCTCTCTACCCCGCAGCGCGCCGACGCGGAGGACGTGGAGCGGGTGGCACAAGCCATGTGGGAGAGCGAGGACGAGCCGGGGACGCTTGATGACAGCGGTCGCCGGGGCACGTTCGAGCGCCTCGCTCACTATGCCCTCGCCGCGATGCCGCGCGCCTCGCAACAGGAGCCTCTGGGGCCGTATGCGACCACGATCGCGAATGGCAATGGCTATCCGGTGAAAGTGCTGCTGGCGAGCTATGCCTACATCGTTCAGGGCGACCAGCAGATAACACTGGAGCGGGATGCCGCGCGGGCGCTGGCGGCTGTGCTTGCACCCTCGCAACAGGCGGGGCGGACGGAGCGGGAGGCGGTGGAGGAAGCTGCGATGGCGGACGCCTTACTCGCCAAGCCTTATCTGTCCGACGAAGACAAGCGCCGGGTGAGGGCATTGCGTGCCGCCGTTTGCACCCAGCCCGCACGGGAGGGGCGCGAGGGATGAGCGACTTGGCGAACGAAGAGATGGTCAACGGCTATCTTGATGGCCGCGACCCGACATCGCCCGAGCCAAGCGCGAACCGGTCGTGGAGCTATCGGCACTCGTTCGCTGTGGGACGGGCCGAGATCGAAAAGCTGCCGATCCTTGCATCAGTGTCCAGGCGCTCAGCCACTGCGGCCGAGATCAAGGACGCATCCGCATGACCCCGCGCTACACCAGCATGGGCAAGCAAGTCCTGCGCGACCGGCAGCACTACGCGGATACGACCGGGCCGGCTGAGGCGGAGCGGCATGGTTGACATCCTGACGCCCAGCACGGGCGAGACGCGGCCCGGTGGTAAGTTGCGGTTGAACAACCGCGGGTTTGAGGTCGGGGAGCGCGTGCTTGCCCGGTGCGGCGGCGGGTGGATCGTCAGCGACATCACCGCGCTCGCCGACACCACCGTCGGGATCCGTTGCCACGGCGCGCTGTCCTACCGGGACATTGCCGGCGCGATCCGTCCGGATGTGGATGCCGACCAGCTGCTGGAACGGCTACGCGCCGTCGAGAGGGAGGCGGACGCTGCGATAGAGGCCGCTCGCCAGGCGAAGTGGGACTCGCTGATGAGGTTCCTGGAGGCGGGCGAGCTCACCCGCGTACCGCCTCTCGTGCCCGGCATGTGACGCCCGCATGGGCACCAGCCGCGGAAACAGAAAAGGGCCAGCCTCGCGGCCAGCCCTCTTCATTTTCCGGTGATGTCCCACCGTCAGCCGGCCGCAGGCTCCACGGCAAGGTCCGGCGCTGTTCGGATGATCCGCTCGACGTCGTCGGTGCGTCCAGCCGCCAGTGCGCCGCGTAGAGCATCCCGAAGCGCAGCCTGCCGGCCGGGCCCGAACAGGGTCTGCCGTCCGCACTGATACTTCTCGGTATCGGCCAGGAACGCCTCGACAGCTTCGGCCGGGTGATCCGGCAACAGCGGCAGGGCCCGGCCGATGACCCAGTCCATGAACTCGCGGCGGGTGGCGCTCCATTCCCCCACCACGGGATCCCGGTACGGCCGGTCGACCAGCGCTGCGGCGTTCGGCTTCCCCTCCATCAGCAGCGCCGCCCACTCCTGCGCGATCGCCCGCCGGCGCGGCATGAACGCGGCACGGTTGTAAGCGCTCTCGACCTTGTCCTTGGGCACGTGCGCCAGCATCAGGTCGACGACGGCGCGGTCACCTGCCCTCCCCTCCCGGCTCGCTCGCTCGTTCATGATGGTGGAGAACGCCGCGCGCCAGCCGTGCGGGACGTGCCGGCCGTGGTAGCCGGCGCGATTCAGCAGGTAGCCGATCGCGTTCTCGCTCATCGGCTGGTGCGAACTGCGCTGGTTCGGGAAGATCATCGGCAGCCGGCCGGTGATGTCCCGCATCGCCAGCAGCACGTCGATCGCTTCCATCGACAGCGGCACGACGTGGTCGCCGCCGGTCTCTTCCTTACGCGCCAGGGTTCCCTTCATGCGGGCGGCAGGAACGGTCCAGGTCGCGAGATACGGCCCGTACAGCTGCCGGGTCCAGTCGACGCCCTCTATCTCGTCCCAGCGTGCGCCGCGCAGCTCGCCCGGGCGCACGGCCGTCAGCGCAAGCAGGCGCAGCGCCAGCTTCGTGATGATGTGCGAGGGCGTCGCCTCGGCGTCGGTGAGCACCCGGCGCACGCCGTCGAGGTCCGTGATCGCCGGCTGCTTGCTGCGCCGGGTGACCGGCTGGAGCTCGTTCTTGAGGCTGGCGGTCGGGTCGCTGTCCGCGATGCCCATCGCGATCGCGGATCCGAACACGCCGGAGATCCGCTGGCGGATGCGCTTCGCGGTCTCGACGGAGCCGCGGCGCTCGATCTGGTGGAGGAGGTCGAGAATCCGGGGCGCGCGCAGTCGCGCGATCGGCAGGCCGCCGATCTCCGGGAAGACGTCGCGCTCGAGCGACTGGATCACGTCGTCGGCGTGTCGTGCCGACCAGCGGGGCTTGTTCCGCTCCCACCAGCGCCGGGCGATTCGCTCGAAGGTCGCCTCGTGGTCAGCCTCCTGCGCCTTGGCGGTAAGCCGGCGCTCGACGGCTGGGTCGAAGCCGTCGCGGATCAGCGCCTTCGCATCGTCGCGCTTGCGGCGGGCGTCCGACAGGGTGACTGTGGGATAGGCGCCGAACGACAGCGTCTTGCGCTTGCCGCCGTGCTTATAGTCCATCCGCCAGAGCCGGCTGCCCGACGTGGAGACGTGCAAATAGAGCTGCTCGGCATCGGCGAGCTTGTACGCCTTGTCGCGAGGCTTGGCGGCTTTCGCCTTCGCGTCGGTCAGCAT